CTTTGGTGTGCTTGCGCTTTTTCTTAGGTTACAAGATAAGTGAGCCAACTGAGTGTTGGCGTAGGAATGTTCCCCGCCTTTTGAAATTGGAATAATGTGATCAAGGCTTGCTATATCAACAAGGTTTCTATCTGTTAATTTAGAAACAGGTGTTTGGCAAATCTGACATATCCAATTATTGTTTTCAAACACAATTAAAGGATCAACTTTCTCAACAAAAGCATCTTTCATTCTAGCTCTGCGAGTGTGGCTGCCGATTGAACTGAGTCTTTTTTTCTTTAGTTTTTCTGATTCTCTTTGCTCGAAACCCCAAGTTGAATGTCTTAATGCAAACTTCCAAGCAAATAAGATTTCTTGATTCTGTAATTGAAGTTCTTTATCTTTAGTTTTTGGCAATTTGCCGGGATTGTAGTGCCATTCGCCATTTGACCAAACTTTATCGGGTTCCATTTTGCTCCCCCAAATAAAAAATCCTGCCGTTGTTGGGCAGGATTTTGGCTATTAAAAAATCTGTTGATTAAGGGTAGCACACGGGTTGCGAACCAACTGTCAAGTTTAGTTGGTTTTATCTCTCATTTTGATAATTGCTGCTAAGTCAAACAACTTACCCTTTTGCGGTATCTGATTGCCTTTGATGATCTTATACACCGCCCGTTGCGTGATGCCAAGCCAAAGAGCAATTGCCTCAATGTCAAGATAGAACCGCCGATTGGGATTGCTCATCGCAAGGGCAATCAATCTGATAACACTCCAAGAGTTCTTACACCCGTGACAAGTAACGCCTTTCTCTAAGTTCTCAACATCAATCACCACAAACTTTCGGCAATCATCAGTTGGGCAAGGGATGCGCCTTGGTTGTTCCTTAAATTGTTGTGCCGCTGCCATTCCTTTTGAATGCAGCTCTTTAACTTCATCGGCAAAGTCTTTAGCCCAATCCTGATTGACAATCCAATCAAGGTGGGCAATATGGAATTGGCAGGTTGCCTCAACCTCTTTAGCAGTTGTTGATTCCTTAACCATCAGTGCTGGTGGTGTGAGTCTGCGTTCTGCCCTGATGATCTGTTCCCACCCGTGAAGGATGGCTATAAGTTCAGTTGCCATTGAGAAATCCAATGCACTTACATTGATTCCAATTGAACGCTCGGTTGAAGGGGAGCCTGAACCTGATCGCCCTGGCATTAGGTATTCACTCGCTTTGACCTGAAGGGCAGGCAATTCAATCAATTGACTCTGTAAGTTAAATCGGCAGGTAAAACAGGCACCCTCATTGCGAGATGGTCGAAGGCAGATGTTGCAGGTTAGTTGCTCGGTTTCCACTAGAACGGTATCCCATCGGTTGAAGTAGCTGATTTGGGTGGCAATCCACCATTGCCAAAGTAATCGGGCATCTCTTGGGCAAATAGCCCAAAGTCACGGCATTGATGTTGGCTAAGCACAATTGGATTCTTTGCCCACATCCTTGCCCCGACCCTTGGCGTTGCCTCAAAGGTTCGCCCTAACCGATGGATTTGGTAGGTTCTCAACCCGCCAACCTTGAATGTTATCTCGGCTAACAAGTTGAGTGGGGTTGGGTCAAGTTTGGTTGGCACCCCTGTTGAGCTGTATCCAAACCAAATAAGGTTCCCGCAGTTTCGGCAATCAATGGCTTGGAATAAATACTGGCTCATAGTTCCAATACCGTCATTCTTATTATGCCACCCTTATATAGGGTGGCCTTAATAAGGTAAAAAGTTACCTTAATAAGGTAATTTTTTATGGTACTAGAATTCACGCTCAATTTGCCACCGACCCTTGCTCCCAAGTGCCGAAGTGATCTGCGGGATACCAAACCGTTGTTCGCCCCATTTCGGATGTTTTGACCTTGTGATGCCTTAAAGCTGCATCTCGACCAGCCTTCAAACCCTTATCGTCATAACGCTTTCCAAGAATATCTGAGAGCTGTGAGGTGGATAAGCCAGGGTTGGCCGCAACCACATCAATCCACATATCCTCAAGGCCACGCTTTTTTGCCATTCTTGAATCAACACCGCCCAAGGTCAGCGAACGGGTGGTTTCGTCAAAGGTGAGCATTTGTTCTTCTTGAAGCACATCTCGCCCATCGGCTGAGAAAAATCTGCCGTCTTGAGTCTTTTTAAGTAGCCAACGCACATCTGCCCAATCGTCAAGTCGAGTGGCACCGCGAGCGCGGTCAACGCCATTCTCTTGAGCGCGGCCTGTATGGATTGGCAATACCAGGTTTGAAACGCCTGCTCTTTCTTTAATCACATCCAAAGTATCTAAGAACACGCCAACATCGCTGTTTGAGTTCTCATCGCCGCAACCCGTAAAGGCGCGGGCGAACGGGTCTAAAATCCAAGTTTGAGCATCTAAATCTTTTAGGATAGAAACGGTCAAATCCTCAACCCGCGCAACCGTAAGCGGCAGCCTCTTGCCTCTTAAGTGAACAAGCGTGATCTTGTCAGAACTCTCAATTGCCACATCATTCATCCACCGGCGATATTGATTCTCAGAAACTTCATAGTTAAAAATTACAATCCTGCCCTTATGGTCAGGTTGGTCAAAGTAATTCAGAAACTTCTCGCCATCAGCTAATGATTTGGCAAGCGAGTTGATTAGGGTGGTTTTACCCGCCTTGTATTGGGCTGTAAGGGTCACATTCGCCCCCGTTGGGAATACATCCTTGATTGTCCACTTAACTTCCTCAATCGGCAGTTTAAGCTCATCTGTGAGGCTGCGAACATAGATTGGCGTGTGGTAATTGCTCGCTGCTTCCTCAGCATCAAGTAACTTCTTAGCGGTGCGCTTTGCGCGGCTCATTTTGATCTCTTGAGCCGTTAAGTAGTCAATTTCCGTTGAGTCGGTGGCTAGTACGCCATCGGTTGCGATGATCTCCCCTGTTGTCGGGTTGTATTCGTAATTTGCTATTTCATCCCTGCCCACGCCAAAGCCTAGAAAGCGCAGAGCTTGGGCAGCGGCCTTGAAATCATCGTGATGATTTAGGTGTGCGTAGGTGGCAAACTTTGAGTAGCCTTTTTCGCTTTGAAATGTGGTTGAGGTTGAGAATACAAAGAATGTATCATAGCCGCCGTAATTGGTCGATGCGCTGATTCCTTCATCTTTATTCGGCCTGCGCCAATAGGTCACTTGGGCTTGGGTGTAAACCTTTTTCCAACCCAACGGCTCAAGTATTTCTTCCCAAGTCATTCTTTGGTTGTAATCATCGCCAGGAAGCGCAGGATTGAATTCCCGCTTTGTCAGCTCTTGCTTAGTTATCTCGGACTTAGGCATTTCGTCAAAGGTTTTTAAGATTGTAAACAATTCCCACAATTCCTTTTCGGTAATCGTTGGAATGTTCTCAATTGACCCCGCAATCATTGTCCAAGATTTGCCGTTGGGGTGGGCGGTGCCACCTGAAGGTGCGCAGATGCTAAAACCACCCGCACCGCGAGTTTCAATGAGGCAACCGCCATCCTCACCGGCTTTAGAGGCAAGTTTGGTGTTTCCCTCAATTGGTGCGCCGTCAATCTTAACTAGAAAATGGATTCCCCCCGATGGTGTCATTTCTGAATAGCCATTGGTCAGGGTTTCCCATAAGTATTCAAGCCCTGATGCCTTCATTGCCTCTTTAGCGGCAAGGTGAAGTTTCTGCTCAATGGCGCGGCCTTCCCATTCAATCATCAATAGATTGTTTGAAATTGGCCCAGTTATGACACCAAGCCCCTGCACTTGGTCATTGTTAAACCAATTGAGCAGCTCATCTTGCGTCGGTTGGCGTTCTTGGTATTGCTTCCAAGAACCAACGCCAGGGCGCTTGCTGCCATCGGTGGCAACAGGCACAACAACAATCCCTTGGGCGGCAAAGCGAAGGGCGGTGGTTAGGATTTCGTTAGTCATTGTTTACCTCTTTAGGATAAGGCAAAACCTGATAACGCAATTTATCTAATAATTCCAATTTTCGTTTCCCCCTGGCGTTAAAATAAATGTAACGGTGCTTTCTTGAGCGTTCCTTAAAGTAAACATTATCTTTGCCAAATTTTTCAACTACTTGTTTATTGGTCAAACCATTGGCATAAGTTGCGTGGTGCTGATTCTCTAAACCCTTAACCTTTGGGTCAAGAAACTTGGCGCTTAACCCCGTGTAAATGAAATTAGTTGCTTGATAAACAACTCCAATATGAGCTTGAGAGCTGTCAGCGTAAGAAACAATGATTTCCCTATCTAATCGCTTAATTGTTCTGCCAATTAGATAACTTTCACCGTTTTTTGGGATTGAATCATCAACCCATAAACGGTTTAGTTCATAGACATTAAACTTTTCGCTTTCCCCGCAAATACCTTTTAACAATGTTGAACTTGGGCTTACGCCGTAAGTTACAACGCCAACTGGCATCAAACTTGAATAATTGAACAACCCAAAAGCAAAACTAACAGGGCATTTTCGGTGCAGATAATGTTTTTCAACAACAATATCCATTGCCAAGCTGTAAGAAATTGGCTCAATCCAATAATTTTGGAGCGATGAGGTCGGGATTGAACCGCCAATTGCAGGTTGGAATACCTGCCGTGTTTCCATTACACCATCACCGCAAGTCGCCAACATTATCCCTTTACCACTCCAACGCCATCCAAAAGATGCCGAAGTCAATTGATAGTGTCCATTTATCAATCACAATTCCTAAGCCAAACCCTTTACGCGTTCCAAATGACATATACAAACCATCTTTGATTCTGATTTCTTTGACCATTAGTCTTTCCCCCATCCCGTTCCCTTAAAATGAACGGCAGGTGCCGCCCAAACCCGTTCCATCGCTATCTCGCAATTGCTGCATTTATATTCAATCTCAACTTCATCAACCTTGCGAAAGATTGGCATTACCACTTCGCACTTCGGGCATTTGTAATCAATGATTGGCAATGTAACCTTCTTTCCTTAATATCACAGCGATCACCTTTGCCATTCGCCAAGGCGTATCAGGCAAAGATTCTTCATAAGATTTCCAAAGCGCAAAGGCAATGGCACCTTCAAGGCTATCGCGGCTCAAAGTCTAACTCGCCTTCTTTATCTTTCAGGGCAAATTCAATCCGCGCCTTAGCAATTGGCAAGTATTCGGGAGTTAGCTCAATTCCAACAAAGTTAAATCCTTCATACATCGCAGCTTTACCTGTCGAACCTGAGCCAAGGAACGGGTCAAGCACAATGCCGTTTGGCGGTGTAATAAGGCGCACTAGGTATTGCATCAGCGTTGTTGGTTTGACTGTTGGGTGGTGGTTTTGTTGCGGGTTAGGTGGTCGCATTTCAATTCCCGCATTACACCCGCAAGAACCCGCCTGTGGCACATTCTTTCCACACTCTAAGCAATAGCGCGTTGAGAATCCTGCGCTTTTTAATTCTAAGTCTGCCAACCCCTCATTGCGATCTTTCTTACTTGCCTTCGCGCAGTAAAAGAATCGGGCGGCGCTGCCGCTGTCACCATAATTCAAAGATTCTGTTCCAGCGGGTTCACCAATGTTTGAATACGCAACTCTTTCACCTTCTAATGATGAAACTGAACGGATATAAGTTTTAGGTGATTTGCCAGTTTCAGGAAACAACGCCACAACCTCATCGCTGCCATCGTGAATGAAGTTGGCGGGGAAGCGGCCTGCATCAATAGGTGTTCCCGCTTTTTGATTGAAATATGCGCCCACTGAAAATGTTGTTGATTTTTCATTTGAAGGTTCTTTATGAGTTCCACCTTCAGTACCAACCCTGCACCCGTCAATGTTCAACCCGCCAACGCCAAAGGTCAGCACATTGTTGGCAACGGTGCCGATCAACGGCTTACGCGCTAAAACCATCGGTTCGTGCGCGGGCTTTAGTGCGGTTCCCCAACCTTGCCATTGCTTCGCGGCTTCTGTCTTGAATTCAACAATTGGCTTTGGGCATTGGCAAGGGCTTCCCGAAATCATCCACTTGCCGCATTTATCGCATTTTGAATTGCCACCGCCGTAAGCGTTATTTTCCCAAACTTCATTGTTTTCACTTTTATCCAAAGTTTTTGAAATGTTATGCGACTTCGGAAAGCCTGAACCGTAAACCCACATAATCTGATCACGAATTTCAAAGCCTGCATCTTCAATCGCAACTGCCATTCGGTGATAAGTGCGCGAACCTGAGAACGCAATCAAGTGACCGCCTGGCTTTAGTACGCGCAACGCCTCTTGCCATACGGCAACATTGAAAGCAATGCCACTTGAATCCCAGCTCTTACCCATAAATCCAAGTTCATACGGTGGGTCGGTGACGATTGAATCAATTGAATCGGCTTCCATTGTTTTCATTACCTCAAGGCAATTGCCTTCAAATAGATTGAAGCGTTCGTTCACATTTCCCCCTAAATTGTTGTTCTTGTGAAATGGTTGGAATCGAACCAACTGAAGGCGCTTCCCCCCGCCAACGCAAACCTGCCATTTCGTTCCCCGCCAACAACGATGAAACGGGGAGATTTAGTTTATTGCTTTTGTGCGCCTAATTGTGCCAAGAGTGCAGCAACTTCAGGTGTAATCCCCGCAGGTGAATCTACCACCGCAGGGGCAGGTGTATTTGCTCCGCCAATGAAGGCGTTTGCTTTGGCAACTGCTGCGACATCGCCTGTTGCATCTAGCAATATCCAGGGGGCCGACTTTCCGGGTTTTGCCACCCCAGTGGAAATACGGGCCAAAACTTTCTGCCCAACCTTTGCCTTGAGTGCGTTCTTTAGTGCGACATTGAAGAACAAAACATTGTTATAGGTTTTGCTATTGTCAAGATCAACAAGATTGACCTCAATTGCATCGGTTTCGCCGTGAACGGTTTGAATCCCAACCTTGTATTCGATTGGTTCGATGATCAGTAAAAATCCTGCTAAGTCTGCGACCTTAACACTTTCGGTAGAGCTACTTGGTGCGCTGAATGTCATTTGACATCCCCCGTTTCTGTTTGGGTGTTGCTTGGTTTTTGTTGGTTTTCCAACTCTATTGGTGGCTCAAGTTCAGCCAGTTCTTTGGCTATGTCATTGATTGTTTTTGCGGGAATCCCGCAGGCGCAACCATCGGTGCAGCACATTATTTGGCTTCCGTATCTCCATTGCAGGCAACCGATAAATCGGTGCTGAATGGTCTAAAGTAGGGGCAATAATTACAATTCCGCGATGGTACCGCAGGAATAACTGCCCACATCGTAGGTGACTTCTCAACATCAACTGTTGATAAAAGCTCATAAACATTATCTAGGCGTTGAAGTGCGCCTACGGCAATTTGTTCATCGTAAGGATGAAGTTCAAGAAAC